CCTGCATCTCCCAATGCTTCAGCAGTAGCAGTCGCCATACCAGTACCTGTTGTAAAAGCACCAGCTGGGCTGTCGTTTAACACTGCAGGGTTTGAACCTGATTGTAAAGATGAACCTTCTCCACCAACACCTGGTAAAGTTGAGTCACCCGCTGCGTTTCTGCTTGAAAAGTCAGTATCAGCTTCGTTAAATAACGCTTCTGTTCCTGCTTGTGATGTAAATTTCGCTCTCATAGCGAAGATCAGTCCAGTTGGACCGGTCATTGGCTGTACGCCTGCTATGTCATAAGCGATAAGATTTGGCATCGCTCTTCGTACTAAAGAAATTAGGATTGGGTCCCAATTCTGTATCGAAGTTGCATCAGTGCTGTTTTGTGGAGCAGCTTCTGATAAAAATGCTCTATCTTCTCTTAGTGCTCTCTCTTGGTTTTCCAAGATAACAGCGGTAACCGCTTTCTTATAACTATCCGTTACTTTTGGGAGTTCAGGATGTTCAAGAACCGGCTGCCATTTTTTAACTAATTGTTCAGATAAGTACATATCTTTTTTATTCTCCCTTATTTTTTAGAACCTATTGTTATTAGGTTTTTTGTTTTAGTGATAGCGGCCGTGTAAGCAGTCATAGCGTTTGACAAATCAACATTAGTTGTTTCGCCTTCGGCAACGTTATCTATTTCATTTTTAGATGAAATTTCTTTTTTAGTAAAGTATGACTCTTTAATTGTCGATACTTTCTTTTTAAACTCATCAGCATTAGAGTATTCAACTTCTTCTGCTAACTTATTAAATTTTTCTTTATTAGTATCTGTTAAGTCAGATGATACAGCGTCAACTATATCTTGCTTTGTTAACTTACCAATTTCAGAATTTAATTTAACATTTGCTTCGATTTGCTCATTTAATTTCTTATTAAGCTCTTCGATTTGTGAAGCTTGATCTTCTAACACATCATATTTTTCGTCTGGTACATTTATATAATGATCTTCAAATAGTTTTTTTAGACCACTAATAAAGTCTTCAGCGATTTCACCTTTAATGCCTCTTTCAATAGCAATCTCGTTTTGTTTCATCCATTCTTCTACAACGTAGTTTAGATATGAGTCAACTTTTTCAACGAGTTCTGCTTTTGATTTTTCTGTTTCTTCTTTTAACTTACTTTCGTAAGATGAATGCATTTTCTTTTTAGCTTCGCTTACTTTTGATTTAACTGCTGCTTCAAATATTGTAGCAGCTTTTGCTTTAAATTCTTCTGTTAATTTTTCATCTCCAATTAATGCTTTTACATCATCAGAAACGTCAATAACATCTTCTTGTTCTTTTTCTTCTACTTTCATCGCTTCACCTGGATGAACAACTTTTGTAACACCAGCTTCTGTATCTGGTTTCTTGCTTACATCTCCATCAATTGATTTAGCGTTTACAGCATCAGAAACTTTTTTTGTGTTTTTGGAAGAATCAACTTTACTGTCAGTTGGTTTTACAACTGCTGCGCCTAAATCCTCTGCTTCATTTTTTAAATTAGAAGGTTCAGCCGCTACAGCATTTTTTTTAGGAGCATCAGCCATGGTTTCTTGTTCCGTGATTGATTGTCCTTTAACTTCCATTGTTTTTTCTGTAGCCATTTGAGAAATCTCCTTTATTTTTAATTCGAATTAAAATATCTCTCTTAATAATGATATTTATAATTTGTTGATTTTCTATTATAATTTACTTAAAAAGTCTTTGAATATACTTGCTTTTTTCTCAGCTAATTCAATTCTTTTTGTCTTAATTAACTCTTGTTTCCAAGCCTCTACGTCTTGTTCTACAAGAATACCGTTGTTCCAAACCCACTCTTTTGTTTCCATTATTCCTTCAACAAATGCGTCTGGAGCTGATGGGTCAGCTACTATGTCAGCGGCTGTAGCTAAGTAAAAATCTTCGCCTACCGTGCTTTGTCCATTTCTTGTAACTAATGAACCCATACCACGAGATGATACGCCTAAACGTGCGCCTTCATCTATTAAATTTTTTACGATTTTACCGTATGGTGTGTCCATGATTTTTGCTTCACCTATGAAATTTTTACCTTCAGGATATAATTTTTTAATCATGTGTGATACTCTTTCCAAGTTCACAACCGGCCCCTCTGGATGGCCTAATTCGCCAAATGCTCGATTTTTATTGATAAATTCTGCGTTGTATCGTTTTACTTCTTTCATTAAAACGTTACTTGGGTAAATTCTACCGTTACGATTTTTAATGTCAGATTGTAAAAAAACACCTTTTATTGAATAGTTTTTTTTACCTTCTTTTTCTTCAACGATATACTGTGCGTCGTTAATTTCTTCTCTTATAAGTTTCATTTTCCCTCTTTACTATTTATGTATTATCTAAACTCTATAACTAAAAAGTAATTATCGCCATTTGCAAAATTTCTTGTACTTAAAAGAACATCTCCTGTAGGCGTAGTTGCATTGTTTTTAATTTCATCACCAGCTTCTCTTAAATCAAAGTAACCTTGTCCGCTTAGAAATACTGCTGTTGCGTTTGTAGCACCTGCCCATATTAATTCAACACAAGATTTAGAATCAGCAGTGTTTACTGAAAACCATATCTTTGCGATTTTACGATTACCGTCTTCTGTCATAAACGTAGTTGTTGAAGCATCAACTTTAGTAACGTTTGTTTCTCCTGTACCATCAGAAAAATTTGTTAATTTAGCAACAAATTTTACACCTGATGTATCCGCTAAAATCTGTGATGTAACTGTATCTGCCATTAATTTGTAAATCCTGATTCTTTATGACACTCTATTACAAGATTATAACTTGTTATATCTGCGTCACTTGTTAATAAAATATTTCCATTTCCTGATGAAGTAGCTTTTTTTTTAGGTTCGCCAGGTCTTAGACCATAGTTACCTTTTTTATCTATTACTAATGCTTCTTCACTTTCATTAAATAACAACGTAATGTCGCCATCGCCTTTAATTTCATAATGAACGTTTGCTATAGAAATTTTTGGTTCAGTGGTAGCATCATTTAATTCTAAAGCATTCACTAAAATTTGTTGTGTTTCACCACCAACACCATTAGCTTTTACTATAACTTTAAAACTATCATCTACTAAAGTTGTAGTTGATATAGTCATATAAATTAATTATTTTCAGCAAAACCTGATTTTTGCAAAGTTAATAAAATATATCCTGAAGCACCTACTGTTACTGCCTCTATATCACCGCCTGTTGCTCCTGTGTTCGTAGCTGTATTTTTTATTACAGCACCGTAATAAACATTTGAGCCTGTTACATCAATAGCTTCAACATCAGTTGATGAACCTTTAAATTGTAATTGTACACGGCCCACTATACCATGATTAATATGGTTGATGTGTAGTTTAGCACCGTTAGCGTGATCACTCAAAGAACTTGCGTCAACAGCGGCCGCAGTAGTAGCAGAATCGTTGTCGAAGCTTAGTAATACTTTGGCGTGAGTTTTTGTATCAGATAATATTTTTGTAAATGTTGCCATAGTTCCTTTAAACTCCTAATTGTTCGTTTATTTCTTTATCAAAATACTTATGTATATCTTCCTTGTTTATATTATATGAAACAATAATTTTTTCTATTGCTTCGTCAAATTTTGTAAGAATATTTTTTTGTTCATTCTCTATTAGTTTATAAATTTCTTTAATCGCCTTTTTCATTTTAGGCGATAATTCATTATAAGACTTAGAGTCTATAACTTTATTATCTTTTATAATATTACTTAACTTGTTTTTCATCAGCTGCAGTTTTAGCAAAAGTGTCAGCGACTTCTGGTTTTGAATCGCTAAATGGTTCTACTTCAATTTGACCTTGAAACAAAACACTCGCAAGCTCTTTTCTTTTTGTTTCTAAAGCGTCACCTATTTTATCTCGCAAAACATCTTTAAAAGCTTCGCCTGCTTCAGCTGCTTGTCCTGATGATAGTTTATCTATAAAATTTTTAACTTGTTCACTCATTTTTTTCTCCTGTTATATTTATATTAAAGGCTCTGGTTTATCAGTATTTTGTGCGTTCACTTTATCCATGCTTGAACCTTCATCTGTTATTTCTTTATCTAGTTCTTCAATATCTCTTTCAGTTTGTTTTAATATATTTTTTCGAATATATTTGTGAGAGAAATACTTACCTACATAATCTTTCATACTATCTGCTAAAGCTATTCGATCTTTTAACATTTCGCTTTCTTTTAGTTCTGAAAAATGGCCATCACTTAAAAAGTCATATTTTATATTAGCTTGTATTGTAGGCCAGTCATCTACTGAAATAATACCTTTTAACACTAATTGAGTTTTCAAAATGTCATCAAATATTTCTGTAAATTTTTTTCTTAAACGACCTACAAACTTTGTAAATTTTAATTCATCTCTACTAATCTCAGCAGCACGACCAAAATTAAATCCTGTTGAAGCTTCTAATCTACTAATTGGTACATTTAAAGAACGATATAATTTCTTTTGAAAATACTCTATATCAGCTATCTCGCCTAAATTTTGACCACCTGGTAATGTTGTAATTTCTGTTCCTCTTCCACCTTCTCTACGAGGTAACCAATAATCTTCTAACATATTCATATAACTACGATCATCTCTAATTTCACCAGTGCTTGCATCATAGACAAGTTTATTTCTATATCTTGTCATTACATCTCTTAAATATTGTTCTGCTTTTACTTTCGGCAGATTACCTACATCAATATAAAATATTCGTCTTTCTGGTGCTCGAGCAATACGATATATGACCATAGCGTCTTCAATCATTCTTAATTGATTGACTGATTTAATTGCTTTGTGTAAGTAAGATAAAACTATATTTCTATTTTGATCAATTAAACCTGAAGAAGCATATGCGATTGTATCTGATGCAATTCTTATACCAGAGCCAGATGTAGAACCGGACACGCCTTTTTCATTAAACATATAATATTCTTCGTATTCGGTTATAATTTCTAAATTTATTTGTTGTCTTTGTTTTCGGATTTCTCTTACTTTTTTAATTTTTCGTGGGTCAATATACTTTAATTCTATAATACCATTTTTAGTATTTTCTCTATCAATAATTTTTTGATAAAACATACGACCATCTACATACCATCTTCTAAAGATGTCATGGCCTTTTGTATTAAAATTCATTAACATTAATATAGTTTTAAACTCATCTTCAATTTTTCTTCTGACTTCTTTACCAAAAGGAAGATTTGTTAAAATGGGTTTTACCGCATCATTATTTTCATTTACAACAATGGCTTCATTTACTATATCATCTATAGCTGTGTCGCACTCTGGATGTAATGAAACTTCTCTATATCGTCTTACAAGGTCAGCTTCGTTTTTGGCTGTACCTTCTAAATCCAAAAACTGGCCCATGTAACCGCCAACAGCGGAGACGGTCGTTGCACCGTCATCCGCTACTGGTATACTAAAGCTTTGTTTTGGATCTTGTTCTTGTTTCTTACGAGTTATTGAAAACCCAAATAAGTCTGCCATAATTTATATCCTCAATTCTACCTAATACTTATAAAAGTTTTAAGTAGTAGTATTTGTTTCAAAAAACTGATAAGCAAATGTTACAACAAACTGTTCGATAGCTGTTTGTTCGTCATACGTTAAATCAATTTGTCCAACTTCTTTTGGAAATACACCTCTTAAAGTGTATGATTTAACAGTATTACCGTTTCTATCTAAATGGTCGACAAAAGCGTCCACTTGATAGTCAGCAGGATTTGTTAATCCTTCGTTGTCTGTCATATTGTTGATACCATTTTGCCATCTCTCAAAAGCATTTCTTAATCTGAAATTGGTGTCGTTATATACTGTAACTGTCCAATCTGCAAATGTTCTATCGCCTGCTATTTTAATTGATCGTCCTCTAAACTTAACATCAACTTCACCAATTGTCATTGCAGGAATAATAGTTGCTCTACATAAGAAAGCAAGGTCTTCTATTTCGCCACCAATTTGAGCGTAACCAGGAAAAGGCATTACTACCTTAAACTGATTGGCACGAGCGCCACCGCCAGCAAGTTTAGCTTTGAAGTCATTTATATTAGCCATTTTTTTCTATTCTCCTATTCTAATCTTAGCCAGCCACTTCCTCAAAGGAAACGCCTGTTCTAGTTGCTATAAACGATAGTGTGATAAAGTTGATACTTCTAGCAGGTTTAATAAAGATTTCTGCTACAAATTCATTTCTATCAATTACATCGCCTGTATTATTTGTTTCATCACACACTACTAAGAAGTCTGTGAGACCACGTCTACCTTGTACCTCTCGTAAGAATGGCTCAACGATATTTCTAAAGTTTGCTCTAGTAAACTCGTCATTAAATTCAAACAATTGGAATTTAGAAGCAGTAGAGATTGCTTTTTCTAATGTGATAAACAATCTTCTTACATTGATTCTATCAAAAGCAGATGGAGCACTTAATCCTGTTTTATCACCAAACAGAACAGTACCTTGACCTGGGAAAGTTACCACAGGATTGATTCTGTTTCTGTATAGGTCATCTCTTTGTGTTTTATTAGGATTGAATGCTAACTTAACTGCTCCTCTTACATTACCTCGGTTAAAACCTGCAGGTGAATACCAAGAGTCTGCAATCAAATCAGTTCTAGCTGCTAAGCCTGCCAAATCACCGTTTAAAGGCACGAATCTATAAACATCATTATATCTATCGTATTGATATTTGTATCCACTATCAAAAACAACATAAGAAGATGATCTGATAGTTGAATAAAAATCTACAACGTTTTGAGTTTGAGTGTTTGCTGAAGTTACATTTACAACGTCTGATCTTTCTGGAGAACAAAACGCTATACAGTCTTTTCTATTTTCAGCAACATTAATTAAATTTTCAATGTGTGTTGCTGTGCAAGATCCTGCTATAATCAATCCAACATCAACTGTTTCAGTGTCTTGGAATTTTTCATAAGCAGTTAACTTTTGAGCAACTGTTACTGTAGATCCATCTGAACCAGCTGATAATGATTCGCTAGTTGGTACGTTTACAGCTGTAAATGTAGTACCTGATGCGTTATTACCCCAGTTTGTACCACTAGTATTGTGATCCATCCAATAGATGTATTGTGATTTATTATATATTACATCTGGATAATAATTAGTGTCGCCTTGTGGTGTTTTAGCGTCAGCTGCTTTTGAAGCAGAATCAAATATTTCTAATATTTGATTTGGAACGCCTGAAATACCGCCGTCTTCATCTACCACAACAATATGAATTTCATCATTTACACCGCTTCTATCAGAAGCAAATGGTGATGTGCCTGGAGCGCCAGCCACTTGATCGTAAAATCTCCATCTTCTTCTAATTCTAGCGTTATCTACAAAAGCTGTAATTAAACCGCCAGAACCTCTAGGGTGTTGAACTATTGTTAAATCATTTGATGCAATAGCTGTGATTCTATATTTTTGACCTGAATCAAAATCTGTAGTAGCAGCAGTTGTGGAAAATTCAACAATATCTCCTACATTAAATGCTGTGCCATCGTCAACAGTCACAGTTGTATCACCAACTGCTACTGTGTCATTAATTTGATTAGATGTTGATAAAGTTTGTTCGTATGCCGTAGCACTTGGACAAGTTGATACTAATAAATTGTTTCCGTGTGTACCTGCTGTTCGAGCAGCAAAAGTTCCTACTGAAGCTTGGCCAGCAGAAAAGTTGTCTTGATAATCTTGTGTGTTTTTTATTGTAATTGCACTACCGCTTGAGTTAGCGTTAGATAGTCCAGTATTTTGTGCTCGTACTATTCTTAAAGCATTTGAATATTGTAAAAAGTTAGCAGCACAAAAAAAGTCCTCAAAGTTAGTTGAGGTAGGCTTACCAAACGTATCTACTAATTCTTGCTCATTAGAAACCGTTACTATTTCATCTAAAGGCCCTTTTGCAAACTGAGCCGCTATTGCTCCTACTGATACTGATACAGCAGGAATTATTCGTGTAAGGTCTCTTTCCTGTACGAGAACACCTGGTGATACTTGAAATGCCATTAGGTTTTCTCCTTAATAATTAGCTAATTTTATCATATTTTGTTTTCAATACTCGTATTATTCATACGCCCATAATCAAAGTTTAATCATCTACAATCTATTTATAAAACATTAATTTTGTAGATTTATTCACCTTTTCTTATGACTGGGTGCCAAGTTTGACCATATTCATCTTTAAAAGGTTGAGTATCATCAGTGTTTATACCATCATCTATAAAGCCAAAAGGCGCCATATCCTGTTCAATTATATTTGATTGTTCTTCATATAGTTTTGAACGTACATCAGAATTACTTAATTCTTTAAAGTATGTTTGATTTGATAACCAGCCAAATATAATAAGACAAGTCATTAAATCGTCATTACAACCTTCCTCTGCCTTCCATGAATTAAATTGACGAGAAAAGGTCGACATTTCTTCTATAATATTAAAATCATTTATAATTAACTTATCAGATTCTATAATTGTTTTTAAATTAGAACAACCTACTTTTTTAATTTGTTTTGTCATACGCACACCTAATTGACTGCCACGACCACTAAATCCTGTGCCTAAAACTTGACCAGCTCGACCTCGTTGAGTTGTCATTAACATATTTTCGTACTCTAAATCAAAATGTATAGCGTCTGATATTTGACCACCTAAATCGTTTACTTCAATTAATACATGAGAACGATTATATGCTTTACAAGTTTGATGTATAACATTTGGAAAAACTAAAGGTTTAATTTCATTATTTCGATATTTTGCTACAACACGATAAGGCATTTGTGTAACATCAAATATAATAAATGCTGAATAGTCTTTTGTAATACCTCGAGCAACATCAACAGTACAAACATAAATTTTATTTTTATCTGGTCTTTCAAATACATCTAAGCCACCTTGTGATTGTAAAGGTTTTATATAAGGTGTTGTTTTAATTTTTGTAGGGCTAATTAATGTATCAATTGAACCTAGAAACTCACACTCAAATTCTTGTTGAAACTGTTCCTTACTTGTATTTCGTATTGTTTCTTCTTTCCATTTTTCATCACGACCTGGTACCTCAGACCAATGTACCTCAATAGGCACATAATCATTTTGTTTATTAATTGCATCTGACCATAACTTATAGTACATATTCATACCATGAGGTGTTGATACAATCACCATTTTTGTACTTTTACCTGATGATATTGTAGGAAAAACTGAACTAAAAAATTGTTCGGCGATAGTTGCTGGTACAAAGGCAAACTCATCTAAAAATATAATATTATAAGAACCTCCTCGAATGGCGCTTGAAGATGTAGCAGCTGCCACAATTTTACTACCGTTTTCTAATTCAATACTACCTTTATTCCAGTTTAGTACACCTTGTTGTAAAAACTTTGGTATATTTTCATATGCTAATTGTAATCTACCTAATATATCTCTAGCGGTAGATGATTTATTTGCTAATATAGCAATATTACAATTAGGATTAAATAAAGCATAATATAATAGATAAGAAACTATTGTTGTTGATTTACCTGATTGTCTTGGTAATTTACAAATTGTAAAACGATTATTATGCATTGTACCTACCATTTCTTTTTGAAAACCATACATATTAAAAGGTATCAAACCATGATCTAAAGAAACAATTTTTACATAATTTTGTATAAAATATAATGGGTCTTTTGAACATAAAGCAAATTCTTTTATTTGTGACTCTGTAAACTCTACAGGCACATTTACTTTTTTTAAATTAGGATTACCAAGATATACTGATGACTTTTCATTCATTGATTATAATTCCTTCTATATGTGTGTAACCTAATTGTTTAGCAGCTGAAACTCTTTGATTGCCTTTGTGTACACTAAATTCTTTTTCAATGTAATCATTACCAACTGCACCTTTTCTTGGCGTATTTGATATAACGTGTTTTATTACTTCGATCGGTTCATT